AATTGGAGTTACAGTGACCTTACATATATCTTTCAATTTTAGATTAAAAGAAGAAACTGATATAGTAACCTCTCCAACAGACCTTCCATAAACAATACCGTTTTCAACAGTTGCAATTGTTTCATCAGAAGAATTCCATTCATATTCGGGAGCGGGTAAATATGCTGGCGAATGGCTGACAGTAAGAGTTATTTTCTCACCAATCTTTACTGAAGCTTCACTTTTAGAAATTTCAATAGATTGTACAACAGGTTTGTCATCATCACCGCAAGAAGCTAATGACAGAACAGAAACAATAGATAGTAACAATAAAATAGTTCGTTTCATGAATATAACATTTTAATATTAAAAAATATTGTGCAAAATAATTAAATAGATACATACTTACAAAGTTTTATCCGAATTATTTTTTGTATTCAACTAAAATATCTATCTTTGCAGTGCTTAACATATTTATAATCCTAACAAATGCAAGCTCCGCTTGCATTAATCATGCGAGCATTTTTTATGCTTGTACTTAAAATATTTGAGGTATTACTATACCCCCGTGGCAAACTGTAATGGAATGTCAGCATTTGTTAGGAATGTGTTAAGCAGCGGGAAAGATGGTAGTACCTCTTTTTTATTGTTTATGCTTAACAGTAATCCTAACAATCAAAATCAAACAAATAATAGTAGTTTGATGGCGACGTTAATCCACGATACGGATAGAATGAGTTCACTTGAAATTGCGGAACTTACAGGGAAAAGACATGATGCTATTTTACGAGACATCAGGAACTTACTTAAACAAGGAGTATCTGCCCACAATTTTGTGGAGACATCCTACAAGCAGCCACAGCCAAGAGGAGGATATAAAGAACTCCCTTGCTTCGAACTCACTAAGAAGGGGTGTTTAATTTTAGCTTCTGGTTATGACGCGATACTCCGTGAAAAAAATCATCGATAGATGGGAATCACTTGAAATGGAGAAACGCAAACCTCAGACTCCTCAAACCTATATTGAAGCCTTGGAAGCTTTGGTAGCTTCTGAAAAGGAGAAAGAACGCCTGCGCATTGAATCAGAGCAACAGCAAGCCACCATCAAGATTCAGACAGAGGAAATTAAGCAAGCAGCCCCGAAAGTTAACTACTACGATAACCATTTGCAATCGGTCAACACGCTTACCTCCACACAGGTGGCTAAGCAAATCGGTATGGATGCGGAGAAGCTTCATAGGAAAATGAAAGAAATAGGTATCCTTTACAAACAGTCAGGGCAATGGTTACTATATTCTCCTTTCTCTACTTGGGGGCTTCATGCTACAAGGACGCAAACATATACCCGTAACGACGGATCTATAGGAACGAGCGTTTACACAGTATGGACCACTAAGGGGCTACGTTTCATCCATGCCTTGAACGAATGTGGATGGAACGTCAAGAAAGCAATTAAGCAGATTAAAGGAGAATTCGAACCCGCTGCATAATAATTAACCACATATTATTTCTGTTTTGCTCACCTTGTTTATAAGGTGAGCAGACCTCTAACACCTTAGAATTATGATAGAGATTATATTAATATTGGTTTGTCTGTACACAGGTTACAGACTTACACGGAAGAAAGGAGAATCGTTCTTCTACAACGATTGATTATATATAATGCTTCGACTACCAATCAGGCGAACATCTCTGTTAGGGGATGAACACCCCGGGAGCAATACGGCTCCCGGGATCTCGACGAAGAAAACGAAATTAATCTAAATGAAATTCTAAATAAAAAGCTATATGGAAACTTCAAAATATACCAATATGGACATGGTATTGCTGAGCCGTGTCGTATCACTTACCGACGATATCCTTAGAATGCACAAGGAACTCAATGAACTCAAACTTATCCTCAATGAACGGACAAAGCAGGCTGAAACAAAAAGCAGACGCAATGTGTTCATGAAAATAGAGAAAAAAGTACGGTAGATATGATGAAGGGAGAGCAAAACACACTCTCCCTTTATTTATAGAATCTTAAAAATAGAACCAAATTTTGGCACTTAGTCAGAAAAATCACGGGGGTTATAATTTTACCACATGAAAAATAGAACAAAAAGGCAGCTTACTCGGCTGCCTTATCCATTTTTTCTATTACCTCCCTAAACCTGTAAAACTGATCAATGCACGGATAGTATGTAGGGTTTTCCCACTGGGCCCCGATCATCATTGTCATAGACTCAATATAGTATTTGCAGTCTACTATCTTGGAGGCTTTATCCAATTGGAGTTCATTCGGATATTTCCCAGAAACAAGCAATTGCTTTCCCCAGTTGATCAGTTCTGTTATGTTTGAAAGCCTATACTTCTCTTCCATTTATTCTTTTACCTCTTTTATATTTTGGGCAAGTTTTTCCCCCATACTAGTCAAGTTTAAAGTTGGAAGTAATACGGTACCACATCCGGATAAGGATGTTAGCATTGAAATATACCCTCGTATATAAGGAAATATAATTGCAGGAGCATTCATCGTAAAAAATGCTCCTAATCTTTCCATAGGAATACTCTCTCTAAATAGAAAATAAGCATCTATTATTAACTTAGCGTAAAAAAGTTCTTTCTCATCCTTAACTTCCAATTCTAGCGTCAAAGTAAACTTATCTTTCCTCTTTATTCCACTAGGATTTATGTCAATGGATAAGGTATTATCTTTTTCAATTCCACCTTTTATTTTTAATGAAGACTCTTTTATTAGATAATTATCTAATCTAAAATCTGATTTATAAACTTCAACTTCTTTCATATTTTATGCTGCTAAAGCGTAATTTTCCCCTTGTAACCAACAATCCAAACGTATATAAAATACTTCTTCATTGTTAGTTTCATATCGTACAGGATTATCATATCCTACTTCTAAAAGTATTTGGTCAACTTTACACAACCCATCATCTGATACAAAAATTATATCATAATCATTGTGCAAGCACTCAAATTCTTTACAGAAAACCAGTTCATGGTAGGCATATTCTTCATTGTCTCTAAATTCTGACAATGGTTCAACTTCAACAATATAAGTATGATAGTTTGAAAAAGCATAACCACATTTAAATTTTAAAATGGGAAACTTTTCATTCATTTTGTTCAAAAATGACTTGATTTTTTGTATTCTTTCATCCATAATTATATTGAATTTAATTTTTGTCTTATTTCCTTCGCCAATTTAATACAAGCTTCACTTGCTTCCCTCGAAATCCTTTCCTCTTTATAATCGGAAGACTCTCTTTTTTCCTTTAATTGCTTAACTCCATTACGATAATCTTGTTCATCCCTACACTTGTCAAATTTCAGACGTTTACATGTTTCTTCTATTAAACATTTATGTGAATGCCCAAAATACTTAGTACTACATAAACTGGCTTGATCTGACAGAGACATTCCTTTTTTAATTAATTTATGACTCATTAATTGTAAACATGAATAATATGCAGGATGACATACTGAATCATAAAGGCAATGATTATACAATTTTTCAGCTGCATCTATATTTAAATCAGATTTTTCGTATAATTCATTCATGTTTATCATCTAATTTTAAACTCACAAAAACGGAAATATCCATCTAATAAATTTATGCATTAATTTTTATAGTGCAGTCCTTTTTATTGCGTAATTTTTCCTGCTGAGATAATTTCCTATCTCTCATCTTATTTACAAAGTCTAATAGTCCTTTGGAAGGATTCTCTATTACCAATGTTTTTTGTGTATAGGTAGAAGCTTTCATAATCTATAAATATAATTACGCTACATTGTAGTGTTATTATGTTGCAAATATAAGCAATCAGTCAGTATCTCACGCTAAATCATCACTATTTTTACCACCAAAGCTATGTTTTTAACTAATATCAACATGATTATCAGCTAAATCACATCTATTATCATATAGAACAGAACTAATAAGAGGAAGGTTCATAAGGGGCCGGAACTTCTTACGTGAACCGGCTCAGAAAGCGTGTAAAGGGATATATCCTATTTATACGTTTCCTGAGAGTAAAGAGAGAACCGGCAGATCAAACAATTACTGATTATTCCTAATTGTTCTTGCAACTACCGAAGCCAAAGCACTCAGGCAATTAATCCCTTCATAGTTCTCTTTACCATTATAATCCATCACTGAATTCATAAAAGAAAGATATTCAGGATAATCATCATAATCACTTCTAAATTTAAATCTCTCTTTTATAAATTCTTCATTTGCAGATATTCTTTGGTCCATATTCGCATATAAGCTGGTAGCCCGCACATTATCCATCCATTCCCGAACATCTCTTGCAAATTGGAAATATGATTTATGACTTTCAAAAACAGTACTGACAGGTGCCCATTCTTTGAGTTTCTCTTCCATTAATCCGGCATCAAATCCATCTCTAAATAAAACTCCGTCGATAAACACCTCAGTTCCATAGACTGCATGTATCATTATAAACTTACCATTGCAATCTGGCATGATATAGACTATAGAATCTCCTTCTATTGCTATTCCTACATTATAATACTTCATATTTTCTTTCTTATGTGTATTTCTCTTCCTAGCCATTGAATATGATAAAAACTGTTCCCGGAATATATCTGTACACACATAACGGAAACAGTCTGTTAAATGCCCAAACTCCTCGTAACTCTGTTTTGTTATCTTGTCCTTAATCCGAGCTTTTAATATTCCTCCATTAGTGTCTTTCTTTACATTCTCGTAATCTTGTATAGACTTCTTACATGATTCATCAATAGACACAGATATTCCCTGAAAACCTTCCAATAAAGCATTCACAAACTCTCCCGACATAGCAACAGGAGGGTTCTTTTTAGGAACCATATCAACCACCCGAAAAGTTTCCTCCAACACATCTATAAATTTATCCAGAAAAGATCTCTTTTCATCATCGATGGTATTTCCTCTTCTGGTACTTGCATCTCCATGCAAATATACCACATCTTCATATCCGATACCCTCCAGCCATGTACGTGTCAACTCAGCTGCTTTAGTTACCGTATTAAACGGATCCTCAGCACAGATTTCATGAACTTGCCTTAATTCCAATTCTTCATTTTGCCATATTGATACGCTGATATATGGGAGAACGTTATTATCAACAGAGATATGCAAAGGAATTCCTTTTGTTACAGGACAAATCTTCTTATGCTTACCTGAATCAAATGCGTGCAAAAACTCTCCACCTGTCTTTATTTTACCCCATTCCCCAAGCGCATATATACGATAGTAATTATAATCTCTTGTCCTGTCCTTATCAAAGTCAGCAACCGCCTGCCGGTCATAAAATCCATATTTTCCATCCGGACTGCCAACTACCCAAAAATTATTGAGGTAAGTTGATTGCATTATAACTGTATCCGGAGCATGAACTTCCTCAATTCCCGTTCTAGGATTTCTCAAAAGCCTTTCTGTATTTTTCCATTTTCTAGCAATCATTGAGAATTCTTTAGGAAGAATCTTCTTTGTTTCATTGTCTCTCAATATACCATACAAGTCATTTGACTCTTCTTTTAACTGCTCTTTATCAAATATATTTTTTTTAATCCAACACTCTTCCTCAATTGGATTAAACATTGAAATGATTTTCTGTCCTTTCCGGCCTCTAAGACGCTTCTTTATCTGTTTGAAATCTTCTTCTTTAAACTCTGACAATTCTTCACAGACAACATATTTATAACTCTCCAATCCTTTTATTTTCTCAGAATCATCCAATCCCTTAAATGTTATGTAGGACCCGTTAAAACAAATAATCTTATTCTCTCTAAACGAGAATAGTCTATATACTCCAAGGGACCTTACCGCCTCCTGAAAAGTCTTATAAATACTATCAGCAATAGAAGAACCTACTTTTCTAAATACAAGCGTATTATTACCCCCTGAAAGACATTCTATCAACATAGCCTGAGCTACAGAAAAAGACTTTGCCGATGAAGAACCTCCATAGAGGAAGATAAACCTTATATCATCATCTTTCATAGCTTCCCTAAGATGATGAAAATTTGGATTAAACTTTCTATAACTAATAGATACCTTTTCCATTAATCCCCCGTCCCCGTATCAATATCAAGCAACATTTGTTTTATATTAACTTCTGTCGGTTCATCATATCCCAGCATCTTGCAAATACGAGATATGCTCCAACTCTTACCATTCAACTTTAATTCAATCCCCTCCTTGGTAACTTTAACACTTTCTACTGCACGCGCCATTTCTTCAGTCCATTCGGATGAATCTTTAAATATCACCATACCATTTCTTATACTCAGGAAATCACGGATATCAGCAAATGCAATACACCGCAATTCCTCAAGTACGCGATCCTTAGTAATATTTGACTTCTTTCTTAATTCACTTTGGAGCTCCTGTATTCTGGGAGACAGCTTTGAAACCAACTTAGATGCTGCCTCCCATACAGTTTTATCACTGGAGCCTTTGCACGAATATACCTTTCTATATGCTTCAGAAGCATTACTGGTCTCAATATAAAGATTACAGAATTTTTCTTGTTTAGGTCTTAGCTTCATGTCTTTTCGTTAGTCTGAGTTATGTATAACATAATACACATTACAAATATAATTATTTTTCTCCTAATATAAAAACTTGATTAATAGATAATCTGTAGTTTGTGGTACCATTTATCCGCATGTGGGAACCATCCTATCATAAACGATATCTGGCATATAGTTATTTTATATATCTTTCCTTTCATCGTTATTCCTCCTTTTCTAATTGCTTCACAATCTTGAAATAATCCTCCTCACTCAAAACCTTTTCAGCTGCATCAAGAACAGTATTATATCCGTTACAATAACCCAGGTCTGCAACTTCACTTATTATGAGTTTATTAAAATGTTGCAATTTCAATAGCCTTTTCATGCAAAGGGATTTATTATGATCTCTATTCATTTTTCTTCCTTTTATTTAAAATGATTAATAAGTTCTTCTACTGTAGCCTTATGAATGGTGCCTAAGTTTATATCAATGTTATTATATACCCAATAAGTAGAAAACTTTATATCTGGGCATTGAATCCATTTATTTCCATCCGTAAACCATTGGAACTTATCTGTATCATCTCTCAATGAAGCTATAGCCAGGAAAAGTTCCTCATTGGTTCCGCAATCAATGGCACTGTCTATTTCCTCTTGATAACCAATTGGAAATCCCGCAAAGAACCCACGATTGCAAATTAAAAATTGTGAAGATATATCTAAATTCATCATAGGATGCTTACCATACCCTAATATTTTTAATTTACCTTGAAGCTTCAAGGTATTCTTGTATATAAAACACGGTGTTGTAAATCCCATAGTTAGTCCTCCTTTTCTTTTGCATTATCATCATAGGTAAAATCGACAGACTCTAATTGGGCTTCTGAAATGAAAACCTTATTTTTATCCTGCCATTTCATTATCCTTTGGTGAACTTTTTGATTTTCACTATCCGTTATAAAACCGTGATAGTGTAAAAAACAACGGCACATATTAGCTATTGCTAACTTTCTTCTGTTTTCCATAGTTATTCCCCTTTCAATTCCTTAATTAATCCAGGGTTATCAAACTTATTCCCCAACACGCTAACACATTGTACGTCACATGGATAGTATACTTGTCCTTCTTTATCTCTGAAACAAAAACTTCCATTTTCAAAAATCACTTCTGCCACAACATGTTGATCAATATCTACAAAACCTACAATATCATGTTCATAGATCCGTTCTGGGTCGCCATCTCCTGAAGTTGTTATACCGGTGAACTGGCCTACTGTTTCCGGGATAACTCCTACCCATTTTTCAGGTTCTATCTCAAAGAAAACAGCATATGTTTTCCTTTTGATGGTTCCATGGGAGATAGTCATGCTATTTACCCATTCACCACCATTAACTCTTTTTCCTCTAAATATTATTTCTCTGTTCATGATTAATATCTTTTCCCGTTCAACATAGGTCTTAATTCATTATATCTTTGTTTCTGTTCAATATGCCAGAGCAAATCAATATCAAGATGCTTAGAAAGTCCGAAAATCTTAATTAGAGAGTAGGATATATCTCCATCAATAAGATTTTTAGTAATATTGAAAATGGAATCTGTGAATGTTTTGTTAATGAATATACGCGAATATTCTTCAAGCACTTCATCATCCAAACAATCATTTTCTAACTCAATGCTACGTAGCCCGCATAGATCTAACAGTCGTATAGCAGCATCGGCAAGTTCTTCTTCTACTGTGCCTTTGATAAATTCCTCAAAGTCTTGCTTAAATCGACTTATTCGTAATTCTTCTGATATTGGAAGAGGGTTGCTTTGCCATTCTTTGAACATCCCTATATCGGCATATTTATCTTTCCTGTCAGCTTCTACAGCTTCGGAAAGTTCTGTGATCACTAACATTAAGCAATGTTCATTACTTAATTCCTTATCATGAAAGCCATGGTCATAAGCTATTCTATAGGCTTTGTCACGAAGTTCGTTTAAATTCATTTTGTTCACAATTATTAATTTTATACTAATTGTCTATTATTGATTTATATCTCCAGTACAAATAATTCCAGTTTCTTTGTAGAATTGCTGTACAATATCTATATTAACGAAAAGCTCATCAAAAGCCGAAACTAAAATGCGTTCATCATTAGACATAAGTCTGTTATTATATATCTCTATGTATCCCCTACCCAAAGCCCACAACTTGAATGAATTATATTTCAGGCCAAGTACTTTTCTTGCGGGTGAAAATCTCACTCGCATATCATCAAAATAACTCTCAAAATTCTTTGTATTATTCATATCTAAACTGATTTGAATTAATTATCTGAATATTCCTTTTAAGCCTCCATTAACAGCACCTCTTTTGGCTTCATCCGATGGATGTACATATACATCAAGGGTTGTACTTATATCCGAATGTCCAAGAATTGTAGAGACTGTTTTAACATCAACTTTATTTTCGATCAGGGTACTTGCGAAAGTGTGGCGCAACCCATGAAATTTAATGCAATGATCCAACTTCACTTTTTCAAGGATGAATATTCGATAATATGTACGTAAAGTTCGAGGCTCAACAAACCCCTCAGAGCAGGAACAGACATAATACTCGGGCTTGCATACGGCTGAGAACTTCTTCACAATAGGGAAAATGTCCTTAAGAATAGGTATGTATCTATCTGATGAATTAGTTTTAGGAGATCCTATCTCTACCACTGTCTTTTTCTTGTCGGTACCGATATTTTCAGGGAGATATATGCGTTCTATCGTTTTATTAACGTGAATTACCTTGCCAACAAGATCTACATCCTGCCATTGTAATGCACAAACTTCGCCTATCCGCATACCGGTGCATATAGTCAATAAAATGCCTAAATTGCGAGGGGATGGATTATCCATAACATAACTCACTATTTTACGGTATTCTTCAGGCGTGTAGCGCTCTAATTTGGGCGTGACAACTTTATTCTTGGTTGGCCAAATAACCTTCCAGGTGGTGTCGGGAACATCGATATCCAATTCGTCACCGGCGAAGCGAATAAGCATCTTTATGACGATTAGAATATCCGAACAGTATTTCTTTGATTTGGTCCCAGAATCAAGAAGCTCATAGAGAAATGCTGTAACAACCTTTTTCCCCATGTTCTCTACGTCTGTATTACCAAACCGGGGAGCAAGTATATTCAGATATATAAGCTGATAACAGCTTAGCGTTGAGCCCTTAACTTGCCTTCTTTTAACAGGCAGCCACGCATTATATACGTCATTTAATTTCATACTTCTACTATTTTAGCGTTGATATCAACTTTAATCACCTCAGAGAAAGCAAGCGCATCATTCTTTCGATTGAGAAGAATATATTTTTGTTTTACCTCCTTTGTTAAAACATCACCATGGTAAACATAACCCATGATACCACGAATTGACAAATTAAGTAACAGAATAGGTATAGAACGAGAAGAAAGTTCCCAACAGGTTACCATGTTCTGTGAGGGGAAATGCTCCCATGGCATATTTTGCTTACAGCGATGCCACCAGTCAGCGATTATCATAGAACCATTTCCAGCTGTAGGTTCATGTATCGAACCGGCCTGACTGGTTAATTTAGAACAGAGAACTCCAAGGGAGTTTGGAGTAAAATCCTGTTTTTTCTGCTTACGTTCAGACAATTCGTTCTCATAGATCTCTTGAAACCAGTCATAAGACATATCCATATTATTATTACGAATAAGCTCCTTGTACACTTCGTTTCTCACCTCAATATCTCCTTGAAGTAAACTCATTACAGCATTGGGAAGATCTCTTAGGTCTTCGATGCCAAACAGGCTAAATAACATCTCTTTTCTCATATGATTTGTAATTAGGATTAGACCTGATAAAATCCCGGGTTACTTTTTCGGCTCTATGGACATCCATTGAAATTCCTTTAGCGACTCCGTACATATATTGAAAGGGGAAAAAGACCAGAACACCCGATACTATATTAGAAACCGTTCTTTCAATAGCGGCAGAAGCCAGTTCGATAGCTTCGTTCTCGTTCCTCATTACTCCGTTTTTCATTATACGTCCTATTAGTTTATCCCGGTAACCGTACAGAGATTTGACCACCGTAGTATAATCTCCGGATTCCATGGCAGATATAATATTGTCTATGAAATTACGAGCGTTTGTATAAGATTCCAATGGATTTTGATTAGTCTTTTCATGATAAACAGACTTTATCTTGCCTGACATATACGAACTTCTGTCGTAAGCAACAGGATGTCCGTTTTCTAAAACGACTATTATGTTTCTGGGGACACGCCGCGGATCAACCCCTTTACTTACACAAAACAGCAATCTCGGTATATTAATGGAAATATTTCCATTTTTACCGATTAATTGTACCATACCCTTTCTTAATACCAGATTCTTGTTGGTTGATAAATTCCTGACCGATAACGTAGATATATTTAGTTGGTAATTAGAGTAACCGGGAACGGATTTCCATTCTATTTCATTCATATCTTATCTGTTTTACGCCAAATGGCTATTAATTAACTTTTCCTTTAATTTAATTGCTCGCATTGCGCCGAACCGAGCGACTTGTAGCTGTTCTTCAAGAAATAACTTACGATATGGGTGTTGTTCGGTGAAGTGATACGAATAATTTCCATCGTGAGTAATCCATCGATGTCCGTGGAGTGTTATTTTTAAATCTTCATCGTATGTTATTATCCCTGTATAGTCAGCCTTTAGTTCATCCAGTTTATCGTAAACTTGTTTAAGCAAGCATTCTGGAACACAGTAATAGAAATACTTGATAATGCCTCTTCCTTCGTGAGTATGCCTTTTCTTGAAATCAGCAAGAAAATCAGCCCAACTACGCTTAATTTCAATCTCTGTGAGATAACCGGACTTTGATAAGACGAGCATATCGCATTCGTGCCAGATACTTAAACTATCACTCATACCATTTACATTAAAAGCTATGATATTTCGTACAAAGTTGAAAGCATCACTTTTAGATAGAGCTACTTCAATTTCATATAAAGTTCTTTCTGTGTTCATTACAATAAAGGTTATGGGTTAATCCTTTCAAGCCAATCACTAACGCATTTTTCCACTTCTGCATAGCTGGTAAACGTTCTTTTTTCAACAGTTACACAGTACCGCATTAATTCACCGCGAATAATTCCTGCATCATCCTTCCAAACATTTATAGCTCCATTATCTCCGGCAGAAGTACACGCATATCCCAGTTCGATGGTTGATTCAATGTCACTTGTATTATTGATACTATACGCATCAACCTTACGTCTTTTTACTCCCGGAAGCCCATCTAACTGACAGATAGGCTTCTCTTTCTTTATGATTATATTTTTGTTCATTACTATCTTGTTTTAAACGTTTATAATTTACTATAAATCAATATCAACCACCCAATAATATTTAATAAGAAGGACATCAGGGTTGAATCGTCCCTGTCTCGAAAGTTAGCCACAATCGAAGCAATAAAGAAAAACATTGCAGCCAAACGAAGAAGTATTCTTGGATCCATTTTACTAAGTTTTAATGGTTACTTATTCTCAAAAATATGCGCAAACACACACTTTTCATCAGACAGTTTCAAGCCGAGTTGCGACGGATACCGTTTGATATAATTATAAAATTCAAACATCTTCTTGTCATCGTCACCGCAGCGATCTATCAATAGCCGGATGAAGGCAAGAAGACAATCCGAGTCATTTCCAAAGTTTTCCTGTGTGGATAATTGCGTTTTGTCAACATCCTGTTTTAGCCTTCGGATGGCGAAAATTGCAGTGTTAAAGTTGCGTTTCGCGTCATGACGCAATTCATAGCCTTGTTTTCCCATTTCACTTCTCAAATCGTAGAGAAGCGTTTCCACGACGTCAGTCAGGACGTATGCCATATTGAGCGTCGTATTAAGATTTGTTGTTCCTACTAACATGATTTATTTATTTCTTAAGCTTATAAAGCCTCGTTTAACCAACTCTATCAGATCCGACATATTTTCTTCACTTATTTCTGCCTGAGTCTCACCATTTACAGATATATAGTGAGGAATGCCAAATCGATCACAGATTCTCTTACGGATAACAGGAGTAGACTTGTTCTCCCAGTAAATTGTAACTACCATATCTAAAATGGATTATCATCCTCTACACCAGATTGTTTGCCTCCTAATAATGGGACATAATCAAGATTATAAAAGCAAGTCGTAGCGGCATTGAACCCACATATGAACCGTAGAAGTCCAATATTTCGTCCTTTAGCAATATCTATCATAGCCGTCCCTTTGGTATCTACATTAGAAAAATCGTTCGGATAGGATTTATTGTTAACCTCAGGCCGATAGATCAAAATGACAACATCGGCAGCTTCCGCTATTTGTCCGCTGTCACGAAGTCGCCCCAATGTAGGAACCGGATTCATTGTATCCCTATTCAACTGAGAAAGGGCTATAATCCAAATGTCAAGTTCTTTAGCTAAGTTCTTTAATCGCCTAGCCACATCCCCCATCTGTTGTTCTTTATTAGCTCCCTTCATATTCACATTCAAGATCTGAAGATAATCGATAATAGCACCGTCTATTCCAAACTTCAATTTCATATATCGGATAGATGAAATGATAGTATCAATATTAGAAGTGCTTCTATCATCAAAGTATATTCCCTTTCCCGACATTTTACCTACTCCAACATCTATCGCTTGTATCTGTGAATCAGTCAAACGTGAATACATGATTTGATTAGCCGGAACCCCACTTTCCATAGAGAGAATACGAGCCGTTATTTGCTCCTTTTTCATCTCCATTGAATACATAGCTATCTTAGCGCCCAAAGACGCTGCATTTCGCATAATAGACACCGCAAAAGATGTTTTACCTTGGCTTGTCTCCCCTGCAATAATTATCAAGTCTGATTTTTGCAATCCGCCTGACTTTGAATCAATTTTTTCAAATCCAGTAGGAATACCCGTTAATTGTCTATTCCCTAAAAGATTATCATTTATCATGCCATATACACTTTCAAGTCCATCGTTAATGGTTGAAATAGTAGTGCTACTTGATTTGAAAAGCGATGCAAGTTCATTACTCACCGAATTAGAGACATCGAGAATATCCTCTGCTTCTGAATAAGAGTTTGATACAAGATACTGTCCTATATCCCAAAATTTACGTCTTATCGCTAGATCGTGCAGCCGTGCTGCATACTGGTATAAATCAAAAGTACAGTTAGAAGCAATTCGCATATACTCCATAAGGTCAAACTTCACCCCATTAGCAATAAGTTTATTCTTGACCGCTACCACATCAGGCCGACTGCCAGACGATGCCACTTGAAGGATAGCTTCGTATATCTGAAGATGGAATGGATTATAGAAAGAATCCTTGGATAATAACTCCCTCACTTCTTCAAGCGCATTGCGTTCAGTGATAATAGTACCTAAGACAATCTTCTCAGAATCTTCATCTCGTAGTTGCACATTAATTTCCATATTCTTTTTTTGCCCAGTTTAATACAGTCCTGTAAAGGTTAGTATATCGTTTACGTAGATCCTTTCGATTCTCTATCTGCTCGATGATGTCAGCAATCTGTTTACCCGTATATTTCTCTTTGAGTTTTAGAAACTCCACTTCCGTGATTTGGGAAGAGAAGTTTTTAGCATTGCTACAATAAGGAGCGTTCCGTTTTAGCCAGTCATTGAATTTTAGAAAATCAGGATTTGAAGAAGCGGATGAAGAAGCTTTGGCTTCTTTCTTATCTCCGTTAGGAGATTCTTTCTTATCTTCCTTTTCCTCTTCCTTTTCCTCCGTAGTGTTCACGTCGTTATCACGTAGTGTTGACGTAGTGTTCACATCGTTATCATTTAAAGCCTTACTAATCAATTCTTTTACTATACCCTTACCGATATAAGACTTATCGTATCTCTTATCAAGGACTTGATGACTACGGAATGTGCGGATAAAGTAGTAGCTTTCTTCTGCGTGAATAATAGGTACTAACATCCGGGCATCCACTAAGGCATCTATCCACTTTTTTATTTCAGATACTCGTAAATTTTCATCGTAAGGGAATATTTGAGACTTGAGTAATGCAGCATTACCTTTGATAACTCCGAAATCATCAGCAAAATTCCAACAACCAATAAAGAAAAGACGGCATGGAATTGGTAGTTTACCTATCTTTTCATCTTCCCAAAATTCAGGTTTGATTGTTCTTATCCGTGCCATACAAACATTTTATTAGGTAATACAGATTATATTCTCCACTTTGGGGACACTTTGGAATATGCTCAATGTCCTTAATTACTTCTTTTATACTTTTCATATTAGAATCTCACATTAGTTAGTTGTCTACCTTTGGAGTAAACGGCCCATTTGCCATTGCTTCCATCAACAAGCCTTAAATCAGATACTTCACCGAAGCGTTTGATGTTTCCACATAAATCTACAATCCATCCAACCTCTTTCTGAGGATGTGGACGAATAGCCCGACCAACTATCTGATACCACATAGCAAGTGACATCGTAGGACGGGCCATAACAACCGTATCAAGCTCGGGATAATCAAAACCAGTAGTCAGAACTCCGACATTGGCAACGACCGGGATTTCACCAGATTTGAACGCAGCAAGGATTCTTTCACGAGTAGATTTGGGAGTATCACCCGAAACAATAGCGCATCCGGGAATGGACCACGTAAGCTGTTCGGCTTCTTTCAAGAACCGGGTAAATACCAGTATTCCCTTTCGTTTACCTCCAGCTTTTGGATTCATCAGCCTTTGGACGATATGGACGAGATAACTGTAAAAGTCGATTCGTTCATATTCCTTTTGGATTGATTTATCCGTATAGTCGGCACCAGTAGTGTTCACCCGTAAGTTGAGTTCATTCCATCCCGAAGGATTCATCGGATAATAATTCAACTTTGCCAAATATCCCATATCTAAGAGAGTTGATACCTGTACATGGTAAATGACCTCTGAAAAGACATGAGGCTTTGTCCGGGTGATGAATTTCAGCATGGAGCCGAAGTCACGTGAGGAAGACAATCTATAAGGAGTTGCCGTCAAGCCAAGAACCTTGCACTTCACTGCATCAAAAAAATCTTTGTACATTCCCTCTTTGGGGTTAACAAGATGGCATTCGTCCACGATGATGTTCTTGAAGTGGGTGAACAGTTCGGGATGATTCTTCACACTGCCGATGGTGGCGAATGTTATTCGGTTTATTTCCTTTGAATTGAATGAAGCCGAATAGATGCTGCAATCAAGGATGCCGTATGAACAGAGTTTCTTAAAGTTCTGTTCGAGTATTTCCTTGCTTGGCTGAAACACCAAGGTATGTCCATCAAGTCTTGCGGCTATATCCGCTATGATAAGGCTCTTTCCGCTGCCCGTAGGTAACACCATAATGGCATTTGTTTTCTTCGCCTTGTTATTGAAGAAAGAAACGGCAGCATCAGAGGCTTTCTGTTGGTAATCACGTAGTTTGTACATATCTATCTTCTGATTTAATGATAAAAGGGGAATCCTCACTAAGTTTGGACAGAAATGCCCGAATTATATAAGCCTGTTCCTTACTTAATCCAACCGGAGAGAATGAACCATCATCATTCTTGACCATCATGACAAGTGTTCCTGCTTCCAAATCATTCATATCCCTTTCTCCTTTCGTAACTTCTTATTAAGTGCTTTGTAATACTTGATTAGCTGTTCATACTCAAAATCAGACATTTTAGAAGTACCGGCAGCTTTTACTTTCAGCAAGTCAAATTTCTGCTGACCTATCTTAGTTATCAGATTCACCCGATAGCCCTCCAAATGGTCGGCTTTGAAACGGTTACACGAGCGGCACTCGGCATGGCAATTATCCTCGTCAAACCGTGTAGCCAAATGTGTTCGGCTGAAATAGTGACCGCAATCGGCTTGCTCAAACGGTTTTATCTGTCCGCATGAGATACAACGAAAGAAACCGTTCGGCATACAATCACGAAGCCGGATAAAAATGGAAAACTCTTTGTCGAGTTTAGCTTTCAAATCCGGCTTCTTCTTTACTGTTATCCCTGCTTTATCAAACAAGGGTAAAGGCTTGTCTTTCTTCTTGGACTTAGTTCTTTTTATGTAGTACATACTTTCTGATTTACCAAATTAAAAGCCCCGAAGCGTATTCTCCGGGGCACAACCATTATTTACTAACCCTTGCCATTTATGTGTGGCTCACATTTATGAGGGATAAGTAGGAGTCGAACCTACACAAGTATCTTCCAGTTAAGTTTTCTGATTGCCCTACTAGCTGTCCCTGGCACGGTCTTGATGACTTCCATTTCTATGCGCACTTGAAACTTCCATTCATTTAGCCTTAGCACCCTATGGCCATTTTATCCCTGCGTAAACGAAATCTATACTTCAGTAATTTCAAATTTCCCTTTTTTGATATATATCTTGTGGTTATAATAGTCCTTAACTATGGCGTAATCTGACTGGGGACGTATATTCCCTATACAATCCTCTACATAAGAATTGTCGTAGGCTTTCACCGTTGCGCT